CACTCCAGATAGATAATTATTTAGATCTTGAATAGATTGATTTAAATCATCTAAATGATCTGTATTCTTTTCAATGCTATCTCCCCAGGACCCTGTTACCCCACTGCTGATTTTTCCGTTATGGTCCCACCATCCATGATTAACCTTATCTGGATCACTGGGACCCCAAGGAATTCCCAGAGGACCCTTCCATAAATGATCTCTTAATGTATCCCTTGCGGCAGGAGTATTATCGAATTCATATTTCTTAAAATCCGATATAAATTTTCCCAAATCCCCCTTTTTAACATCCGTATAAAGAGTTGCGATTTCTTCAAGTCCGCGGAACATCTGCTTAACAACATCTACTATAAGGCTTGTAGTATCTTTTGCTAAAGTTAGAACTTCTGGAGATGTTGAAAATTTAACGAATTCGCTTACAACTTTATTAATTTGATCAAGTACTTTTTGAATAGAATCAACAGTACCGGGACGCATTCCTTTTTCTATGTCTCCGGTGGCTGGATTGGTAAAAGTGAAAAAAACATTATTATCTAAGAAAGAATTAAATCTAGCCCATACAACCTGTATTGAGTCAAAGGCCGGCTGAAGCTTGCCCGCAATATCTGCAGTCTTGAAATACGACACAGCTCCATCTACCCAAGACTTGGCATCGGTTAGCCACTGCTGGGCATAATCCCATACTCCAGAGTTGTTGAACCATGCGATCAGAGGAGCCAGAGCTTCTTCCTCGAGTTTTCCTAGGTACCGCTCAAACTCTTCAAAGTTGGACTGGAATACCCCTACAGATCCAGAGAACGTTTCCGAGTGACTCTTGAATATAGCAGCCGCGCCACCGGCCGAATTAACCATATCGATCAACGCCCTCTGAAACATCGCGGCCGTGATCTTCTGCTTGCTGATCAACTCCTGGACATATTGCTCTGGAGTTCCCTTGAAAAATTCTCCACCCTTACCGGCCATCTTTCCTGGAATAAATCCACTGCCGGAGCCTCCGTAGAGCTTTACGAGCTCTGCCATCATCGGAATGCCGTGCTCTCCAAATGTTGCCGCCCCTCGTTTCTCTAAGTATCCCTTAGTTTCTACCTTTCCATATGCCTCTGTCAGAAACTCAAAATCTTTTTGATTGCCTCCACCAAGCTCCGAAGCAGCGGCAATAAGCTGAGTTGTTCCGGTAAGATTTTTGGATGGAATTCCGAATGCAGATAACTGCTTTGCGGACTCCATAACATTATTGGCACCTAATCCGCTCAAGGATCCTAGCTTGGAAAGTTGATCAGACAGCTTTGCGGCAACTCCGCGATCTCCAGTAATGTTTCCGATAGCCCATTGCTGACGCTCGAATGCCGCAGAGACCTGGAGCGACTTCTCCAGTAGTTCGCCCATCTTGTCAGTTGCTCTGCTGATACCCCTGATCATTCCAAACAGCCCGCCATACACAACTATGTTTTCAAGTATTCTGCCAAGATGCCCTAGTCCTTGATGCATCTTAGTGACCTGATTATTAGCGGCCTGGAGCTTACCAGGAAGAATGGTCAACTGCTGATTAAACTGCCTGCCGGATGGAGCAGCTAGGCTCATTGACTTTTGCAGTCCTTGAACCTGTTTCTGTGTGTACCCCAGTGTTTTCAACAGCGATGGATTGATTTGTCCACCGATGGAGATTGATGTTTGATAAACCTGTGGCACGGAAATAATTACCCCCTGTCAGGGTCCAAAAGTTCACCAATACAATTCGCCCAATGGAAGGCCTCACGGATTGTGTGATTCCGGAAAATCTCATCCGATAGACCGGGAGCGTTGTGAGCCAGACTGGAATACAGCCGGCGAAGGAATCTTAAAGGATCAGCTTCAGTAGGACGATTTACGCTGTCTCTGTCTTCTTCGTCCGAGTCAGGAAAGATACCGCAGGCATCCGTGCGAAGATCATCTCAAGATCGTAGAAGGGTATACGGTATACATCTTCCAAAGTCATTGGAGGATTAAGCTCTGCAATCTGGTAAGCCATCCATGTAGTGTCCAGGAGGCGATTGATGCAATTTCTGTAGGCGACAGGATTCTCATTTTGGTACCTTTCGTTTAGCTTGAAATAAGCTAGTCCAGACTTAATCTCAGTCTTGTCGATTAAAAGCTTTGAAAGATTTGCGCTTCCGATTTGAAGCGGTTCAGATAGTTCATAGTACCGATAATCTTCTTCAACTGGAGCAACAGATACGTTGTAATCTACAACTTCTCCAGGTTCGAGTTGCCTTACTTCTCCAGGATTTACTTGCTTTTTAGTAATTGGCATATAAACCAATTACTTGTCAACTCCTTAACCCAGTTTCCTGCGCCTTGAAGAGGGAGTAACCGGTATCCACCAACAGAGATCTACAGGAAAGGGTTAAGGTTTTTGAATGCCCTTCGGATTACGCATTGTCAAGAGGCGCGGAGGGTAAAATTATTAAGAAATGTTAGCGTTTGTTTGAGAGTTTCTGTCAACTCCGTTGATGATACAGATGTTGTTGAAGGGATCGATCTCCCAATACTTCTTCGCATTGAAGAACAGAGCTAAATAAAGTACGCTGAAAGTTATAATCGTAACTCCCTTAGTACTCGAGTCACGCTTTCCAAGATCGTACTCATCATCAACAACCGTCATCAGAACCTCTTCGGGAAGTTCTGCAAACTGGCTGACCGCAGTATCGAACACCTGCAAAGACGACTGACAGCGCAACTGTGCGGCCGGTCCATTAAACAGGTTCAGGCTCTCAAGAGTGTTTGTATGGAACGTCAGCGACGTAGTCATTGGCTGAACGTTGCCACTGATCGGGAGATTGAAAGATCCACCAAGACCGGCGCCTTTCAAGTCATTCTTTTCGAACATCAACTTAGGCAGAACGATGTCTGAAAGCCCAACGAACTGTCCGCCAGCCGCGTTGTAGACTTTGTAATTTTTGACTACTGATGGATAAATCATAGGACTATTGAGTCGACACTAGGTTGATTTGAGAAATCCAAGCCGTAAGACCGTTAACGTCGAACTGAAGCAGAAGATCCAGGGTGCGAATTGGTGTCGGAGGAGTCCACAGAATATGAAATGTGTAGATACCAGCTATGACCTGAGCCGCAAGGTTCTCGTTAGGATTAAAGCTAACCCTGAAGGTATTAGCCGCGCCCTTCTGAACCAAGGTATTACCGTAGCTTTGAATGGTTTCGTTAATAGACGTCAATGAAGCAATGTTTCCAGGAAGATCGATGAACTGCGACAAAGTTAAACTGAGAGTCGATCCTAACCAATTAAACATTCGTCGCTCGTTAATCCAGAAATCCTGTACGCTGGTATCAGTAGGATAAGAGCATGTGTAATCTCCCAGAGATTTCCATCCTTGGAAGTTAATGAAAGTAACAACACCTAGCTGCTCTAGGTAATCAGCCTGAGTGGGGTCAACAACAATCTGAGCTCCAGTTCCAAGGATTGTGCTATCCATTGTAGGAACTTTGTTTGACGGAGATACGTAAGGAATACCACCGTAAGCGGCATCCGTGTTCTGCATCATAACGGCAAGCATTGTCGAACCGTGATAACGCTTTCCGCCTAGTCCAACGTTTGGCCACACCGCAATTTCAAACGGAGTCTGAAGATTCTGAGCTGACTTCTGAGCGTTAACTTGCGTGTATTGAGCAGCAACCGAGGTGTTGATATCAGAAATGTAGATTGCTCGGAACCGCCCGTTATTAATATTCTGAACGTGTGAGTTAGCAGCCGCTATAACCGCAGTGTTTGCTCCCCATCCAGGAGTGATAACTGTGGCTGGAACAATGCCTGTAACCGTGAAAACTTTTTCTAGGACCGACAGTCCAAGGTAATTTCCGTTAACATCTGTGCCACCAACGATAGTGGACTGCGTAACCATCGCTAGGTTAGGAGTATAGAACGTAATGTCTACCGCTGTAGATGCGTACATTCCTCCAGTTGAAAGTGCTGTAACAGTACCAGATTGAAGACTGGAATCGTTGTATGCGAAAATATAATCAAAGCCTTGAACGAACTGCGTATGGCTAGTGTGATCCTTAACTGAAATAGACGGAAGAATGACTTCACCGGAAACTGAAACCTGATGAGCTGTAACCGTAAGGTTGTTCTGAGTAACCAGAATGCTCATTGTCCACGGATCAAACACGTTGATAGCGATAAGCGGAGAAGCGTTGTTCTCAACGAATTCCAGATCGTATACTTCAGCCAGGGGATAGTTTCCAGTTCCGTTAACGGATCCAACAATTCCAGGACCGAACACAGAAGAAACTCCAAGCTGAGTAGTGAAGTCAGACGGAATCTCACAAAGAATTGGGTGATTAACAACCGCTGCCCAAGGGCTAACGCCTGATCCAGGAGTAATCCATGTATAGCCAGGAAGACTATGAACAGGAGCCGCACCGACTGCAACGATTGCGGCAGAGTCAGCTTGAACGACTGCTCTTAGTGAGCTAGGTACATCGGAAACTTGTACGCCGCGAGGATTTGCTGTAGCCATAGATTAGTATTTTCGGATCGGTGGAGCTTGTCTCAGTGTTGGCTTTGCAACGGATCTCGCAGGAAGTGTTCCCGGAGGAGTGGAATTAACGAACTGATCAAACGGCATTATAAAATTGCCGAGGTACGGGCTAGACTTGAGGGCAGCCTTAACGTGATCAGGAAGGTCTTCTGAAAAAATTTGAAACTGTCGTAGGCCTAACTTCTTATCGTTAGGACCAACGTAAATAGAGCTAGCCATACTTAGGAATAATTACCCTAAGTCGGCGGGATAGTGCTTTACGTAGGTAGAGGTTCCGGAGCCACAATCGACAGAGTGTCAGCTCCAGTGTCGTTGTAAGCTCCAGTTGCGGTATGGAATCCGATATGATCCCATCCAGGACCGGGGGTCATGACGCCGAATTTAGCTTCAATGCGACCGTAATAATATGGATGATA